GGATTTTGATGGGTCGAACCCTTCGTAGCCGGCGCGACCGAGTAGCTTCCACAGCAGGTTGAGCAGGGTGGTTTTACCGGCTCCGGCCTCGCCGGTGGCTTCCAGGAAGGGAAAGGACTGGTAGCGAGCGCGGATCTGCTCGGCGAACAGTGAGCCGAACCAGAAAGTCAGCGCTACAACGCCCTGGGCACCGAAGCACGTCCAGAGCAGTTTCGCCCATTCGTCGCTGTATTCCTTCGGGTCGCGCTGGATCCGCACCGGCACCGCGCGCTGCAGCGTTTTCAGGCGCAGCTTGCCGAACTCAAAAAACTCTTCGTCATTCACGTCGACCACCTGACCATCCTTCACGGCCAGGTCGCCATACACATAGCAGCCGTATTCCTTGCTGTACCCAACGAAGTCGATCGTCTGGACCGTTTTTATCGCGAACAGCTGGTCCTTCATGATCTTGTCTAGCTGCTGGCCGCTGCCGGTGAACACCGCGCCGGCGGCCATGCCGAGGAGGCGCTTTTTGAATTCGCTCGCGGCCGCGACCTGGCCACCGGTGAAGGTGTTTTTCACCGAGCCCCCGTCGTGCGGGAAGTCGACGCGGAAGAAGTACCAGGACTCGTCGGTAATCTCGTTGCGCTGGAAGTACAGGGCTTGGGGATAGCAGTTGGCAATCTCGACGACACAGCCGGACATACGCAACGCCTTCTCACGTAGTGCCTTCTCATTCAGCAACTGTTCTTCGTGGTTGTCGCTGTTCTCCAATGCCTGCATGGCGTTATTGAACTTGCTGATGTCCAACTTCCACCAGTACAGGCGGGAATCGAAGCCGAAGTGGAACTCCTCGCGTTCGCGCCAGGTGTACATGAGCATTGCTTTCTCGGACGCACTCTCTGCAATGAGCAGCGCGCCGTGGTGCCTGGCTTCACCAATATCTGCATCGAACCGCCGGCGACGTGCGTCAAGCTCATCGATGAATGTCCACCGCTGGTGGAGGTCGTTCCAATCCACCTTGCGTGCATCGCGCTGGGGGATCTGAGCCGCTTCACAGGTAAAGCCCATGGCCCGAGCCATAGCTACCCATTTTCGCGTGTAGCGGTGCGCACCCGGCTCGTTATCCAGAGCCCAGACCAGCTTCGGCAGGTCGCCGGCCCGCTCTGTCGCCAGGGCTCGCAACGACTGTTCAGGGAACTGGTTTGATGACATTGCAGCGACGGCATTGATGTCGTGGTGGATCAAAGAGATGGCATCGAAAACGCCCTCCACGATCCAGATTTCTTTTGTGTCGGACAGGTCTATACGGGGGTGGCACCACCAATGCCCCTTCGCACCGCCGCCTTTTGTGAAGCGAGCTTTTTTCTTTCCAAAGCGGTGGGGCTTATCAATCAGCCTCTCCCAGTAGGTACCGTTCGGCAGGGGGAAACGCACGGTCGCGGAGCCGATCCCAAGGTCTGGATCGTAGAAATGCTCCTGCGTGAACGTCCCTTGCACCAGGTCGAAACGAAAGCCCCTGGCAAACTCGAGATATGCGCGTGCTGTAGCGTTGGGGTTCTCGTCGGTGGCCGGGGCACGCTTGCTCCAATCGTCAAACAGGTCGGCATAAAGCTCTTTCACGTGCCATTGCTGACCGCATTTGCTCTCGCGGCCGCACTTGATGAACCAGGGCTTATTGAAATTCGAATACAGCTCTTTCTTGTTGCAGGCCGGGCAGGTGCCACCTCGCATGAAATCAGTGCCGACCCGGTGCTTCAGGCCGTAGTCGAATTCAAGTCGGGTCAATACGTCGGCCCGGATTTTCTCTTCCATCTTCATGCCTGCTTTCTGATGGCGACCTGGAGGGCGCCGAGAGTTGTCTTTTGAGCCGCCAGAGCGGGGTAGGCCGAGAGAATCGCGCCGGTGCGCAAGCCATCAGGGACCCTGCGAAACTGATCCGAATACCAGTGCTCCTGGATGCCCAGTCGCAGGCGCTCACGGAGCTCCTGCAGCAAGGCTTCGGCGAGGCTTTCGCTCAGGCTCATCTGGATGGAAAGTGCTGTGCTCATGGCTTTTTCCCTGATTTCGGGCGCAATTCACCCAAACCCACACGCAAGCGGTGGAGCGATTCGGTCAGTTGTTTGGGGTTTTCGGTCGGAGCCCCGAGGCGTCCACCAGGTGTTCGAAGATCAGTGCGACGGGTATGGCGAAGGATTTGCCGCTGGCAGGATCGGAAAGGACCGCAACCGATTCACTGCTGCTTTTCAGATCGAGGCGTCGCTGGCCAGCGCCGGCGCGAAGTTGTCCATATGCCAAACCCGTCAGGTTCTCGGCAAGGAAAACGGGCACCTCCAGCGTTGTCTGCAGGTGGGAAACCGTTCGGGTAAACAGTTGCTGATCGTTGCCCAGGTGCTCCGCCTGGTGGCGCTGCATGTAACAAAGCGCGGCTTCTTGCATGGCGGCGCGGTACTCACGCTCGGGATTCTGCTCGCTGATCAGGTTGTTCATCAGGCTGTCTCCATTCCAAGTAGGTCCATCTGTTGCTCACCTTCCTTTTTCATCGCTTGCCGGCGAATCGCCACAGGCGCCACTGGCAAACAAACGGATGGATTGGGCATGCCCGAGGGGCTCATTTCATGAGTCATTTCGAACTGAGCCCGTACCGACCAACCGCAGGCCTCGTTGATGCATTGCAGGTAGGCAATACGCAAAAAAATATGCGTGCCTTCACTGGTTCGGATGCGCATTCGCTCCCGGCAGTGCGGACATACCAGCTTGTAAGTGCTCACTTTTTCTCCCCGCCGCTAATCGCGGCCTTCGGCTGATGCCGAGAAATGGCGACGCTTCCAGCGCCTATTTCAGTTCCTGGCTGCCCGGGTTTTCCCGGTGCAGAACGATCACTGCAGTGATCTCTTCATGTCGGGCTGCTACGTGTGCACGGTGCGCCGAAAGGATGGCTTGCACCTCGTCGTCCTGGATGACGCCGTCTTGCAGCGCCTTGGAGATGATCGCGTCGACGAGACCACGCTTAACTGCTGTGTTGATGGAGCGGGCATACAGGTCGAGGTTGTCGAGTTGCCCAGCTTCAGCAACCGGAACGAAAACCCCGCCGTACAGGTTGCAGACGAAGTCGGGGAGGTGAGTGGTTCCGGTCTGTGATTCCAGTAAGCAGATCTGCTCATCGGTAAGCGGCCGGCTGCCTGCGTTCTCGTAAGCGTGGTTGTCGAATTTCTTTACCGACATACCCAAACGCGGTGCAGCGCAGTCACGGCCACCTGGATACGCACAGATCACTGCGCTTACGACCTGCCTGCGGGTTTCTAGAACGGTGCGTTTCATCTTCTGGTTTCTCGCCGGGCCGACTGCCATTAATTTGAGATCACACCGTCTTTGATTCTGAGGAGCACCGCTGCTCGTCGGGCTTCGCCTCGCACGCCCTTCTTGCGACCGTTCAACAGATCGCTGACCAAATTTTTGTTCAAGCCGTGTTCGCGACAGAACTGGGCAATGGTTATGCCGTTGCGATCAAGTTCTGCGCGGGCTTGCTCGGCTGTAAGGAGGACGGGCATAGTGTTCAAGTGTGTTCAATCGTGTTGTGTGTGCCATCATTATGCCCAAGAATTTGGCTGTGTAAAGCGGCGTGTGCCAAAAATTTGTGTGAGCGGAGATTCCTTGGAAAAAACTTTGGGCGAGCGACTCCGGGAAGAGCGCGACCGACTTGGCATCAATCAGAACGATTTCGCCGACATAGGCGGTGTGAAACGCAACTCCCAAGGCAATTACGAGAACGATCGACAGCGTCCGGACACGGCCTACCTGTTGGCAATTTCGAAAGTTGGCGTGGACGTGATGTATGTGCTCTTTGGTCGCAGGGACACGACAGCCGGTACGCATAGCACCGTCGAAAATGAGGTGGTCAGTTGCTTTCGATCTTTGAGTCCTGCTGATCAAGTGGTCGTCCATCGAGTCGCAACCGGCTTGGCAGAGGCTGCGGCCAAAGCATCTCAGGACACCCCCCCGCAGCAGTGAACCTGCGCCATTCCACTTACTGCAACCATACGAAAGAGTGCCTACCTGGGGCTTCAGAAAATCGCGATTTGGCCGATTCTCTGCGGCTTTTAGGAGTAATGAGCATGTTGGATCGAGGCGCTTTGGAGCAGTTTGAACAGGACGTTCGGGAAAGGGAGCCTTCCAATCTTCGGCTGACGCAGCTGGAGCGCATTTTGTTGAGCATGTACCGCAAAATGTCGGAGACGGATCAGAACCACCTCCGTCGGATCGCGCAGATGATGGCCCAAACGGATTAACGTCGGACCAAATCACCGCACCCCGGCCTATCATGTCGGGGTGCCTATGTCAGTCGCCCCGTTCTTGGCCTGCAGCCGCTTGTACTCTCTCGCCAATGCACGTTGTGCCGACGCCTTGCTCTCGTACAGGTGAGTCAGGCGCTTTGGCTTGCTTTGATCACCCTCGCTGCTCTTCTGCTGTTGTCCGGTTTTCTCGTCTCGATACCACGCCATGACTCCGGTGTAGTCGCCGCTCTCGTCCGCCAGTTCAGCGACCTCGTCCCCGTCCGGCAACATCGATTCCAGCTCCAAGCTCGTCGTGAATGAGTCCGGCGTGAAGCTGTGCTTCACGTTGCCGCCCAGCCAGATCACGTCCGCAATCTCTTGTTTGATGCCCATCAGCGAATAGGTGAGCTCTGGCGTCAGCTCTGGCCGGCCGCGTGCCAGGGAATAGCTCAGCGTCGCATTTCCCCGCTGCAGCTTGTTCCACTCGGCACGGGCCGCCACCAGCGCGCTTTTCTGGTCCGTGTAGGAGTGGCGTAGATCCTTGATGTTGTCGCCACCCCCGGAGATCGCTTCCTTTTTTTCAGCACTGTTGACGTCGTAATAGAACGCCCGGACGCCCGTATAGCTGTCCCGATCCGCCTGCAGGAAACGGTGTTGGTCACCGTCACGACGGGTAAGGGTGATATGTGGCAATGCCAGTCCGCTGGCACTGGAGGCGTTACCGATCGGCATGAACAGCAGCTTGCCCGCTTTCACCGTGGCGATTGCGTCATGCTCCTGTCCAAGGCGTGAAAGCAGGTTTGCATCTGACTCGTTCGCCTGGTCCAGATGCACTACCTGAATCGCGCTTAAGGCCGCGCTGACCAACGGACCAAGGCCGTAAGCACCGGCAATGGCCTGGACGACTGTCTCAATTGTTTCGTCGTGCCAGCTTCGCTCCCGTTTCACTTTCAGACCTGCACTCAGATCCACGCTTCGCGCCCGGATGTTCAACTGGTCCGGCGCGCCGCTGTGCTCGGTTTCGTCGACGGTATATGTCCCCTTGTCGATCAGCCCTGTATCGCTCCAACCAAGCCATAGGCGCAGGGTCGCGCCTTTGGGTGGGATGACCAGGCGCCCGTCATGGTCAGATAGCGCGACGTCGAGCTGGTCCGCCGTGAGTCCGCGATTGTCGGTCAGCTCAATGCTGATCAGGCGCTCCTCGATCGCCGCTGTGATGTCGCGTCCGTCCACCACAAGCCGACAGATCGGTCGAGGGTAGGCCCGAGCTTCGCGCATGGAGGCCTGCGCGTCGCTCAGATACCCATCGATCCGGCTCAGTACCTGGTCAATCACAGGACGTTCCTCAAAATGTTGCCTACGGTACTTATGCCAGCCCCGAGTAGGTCGACGCGGCCGTCATCGATCCGTTTGAGCGAGATGGTGAATTCGATGCGGCGCGCTGCGCCGTCCGGAAAAAACAGGGTTTTGTTCTCGGTGATGTTGTCGATCACCCAGATACCCAGGATTCGGCCGGTGCCCTCGATCAAGGGCCATGCCTTGCCGGTATCGGCCATGGCGCGAAGTGTGTCGAGGCTGAGTGGGGTCCCAGCAAGCGCAGGCAGAAGCAACCCGGGCAAACTTATGGAGTCCTCCCCCCGGCCAAGAAACTGGCGTGAAGGGTTGGTACCGATGCGCGAGGTCGTGCCGTGGCGCCATTCGGTCTGCCGCTGCAGCTCCTGGTAGGCCAGGGTTTCAAGGCTGAAGATGAACATGCCCAGTGACATCATCATGTTCGTTTACTCCTGGTCAAAAAGGGCACTGCGGCCCTTGGCTTGTTTTGCGTGCTGGCGCTTGTCGAGCTCGGCAGAGACGGCGCGCGCGATCGCGGCGGCGTCCAGCCCCGGGGCAGGGTGAATGTTGATGATGATTTGATCGGGTGCCATCTGCGTCGCGGCTGGCGCTGCTGCAGGACTGATCGGCGGGCGATTATCGACAGCGATCGCGCCCTGGGCGCCACCTATGCCCACAGCCATTGCGCCAGCTTGGGCCAGGCGCTTGCCCGCTCCCATGATCGATTCGAGCATGCCACCGCTTCCCGTCGTCGCACCGGCCCCCACCGGGCTCAACGCTGCGCCTGCGTTGGTGATGGCGCCGATGGTCACGGTCCCCGCCTGGGTCATCAGTTCGCCCACGGCTTTCACCGCTTCCATTGGACCGTTCTGGCCTTCAGTCACGCCCTGCGCCAAGCCGGCCATGGTGAAGCCGCCCAGCTCGGCGAACACCCGCGATGGGCTGTGAATGCCCAGCTTCTCCTTGAACCAGTCGATGGTGCTGCTGCCGGCGTCGGAAATGGCCGTCTTCACGGAGCCCATCGCGTTGGTGATGCCGTTGACCAAGCCGGATATGATCATCCCGCCGAACTCGGTGAATCGGCCCGGCAGCTCGACGCCCATGTAGTTCATCACCGCCGAGAAGGCCTGATAGATCAGGCCGATGGGGCTGAAGTTGGCCAGCGTCTGCAGGATGCCGCCGATTCCGCCACTGAATCCAAGCTTGATCTCCGCCCAGGCGCTTGCGAAATAAGCCTTCACCTTGTCCCAGTTGGCGTAGATCAGGTACGCAGCGGCGGCGATCGCCGTAATCGCGAGCCCGATGGGGTTCGCCATCAGTAGACGGCCAATCCACATGAAGGCCTGGCCAACGACGGGCAGAACTTTCGATCCCAAGTTGAACAACAAACCGATCAGAGAGGGCAGGCGGATCCCGATCAAGGACAGCCCATAACGGACAGCGAGGAACGGTCCAAGGGTAGTTGCGAGGGAGAGGGCGACCGTGCTGAAGCCGATCGACAAGGCTGCGATCCCGGCGCCAACTTTCAGAATGCCCAACACCAGGCCGGGGTTTGCCGTTGCCCACGCGTTTACGCGCTCCAGGACACCATTGAACCCGGTGATCAGCTCAATCAAAGCTGGCCGTAGTGTGGCGCCCAGGGCGCTGCTCAGGTTGAACATGCGGTTTTGGGACATCTCCCATCGAGCGGAGAGCTGATCCGCACGAATATCACCTTCGCGCTGCATGGACCCATCCCGCTTTGGCGCATTATCCGCCCCGTTTACCAGCTCGAGCTGGCGACGGTACTCCCCCATATTGGCGGCAAGTTTCGCGGCGTCGTCTCCGTACTCTTTGCCGAAAAGTTGAGTCATCACTCCGAGTTGCTCGCCTTTTGGCAGTTTGTTGACGGCATCGAGCACGGTCTTGATCGTGCCCGTAGCGTCCTTAGCCATGCCGTCCTGGACAGCCTTTGCTTCCAGGCCAATGGACTTCAAACCCTCTACAAACCGCTTTGGTTGCTGCGTGGCGATCGCGAGCTCGCGGATCATGGCGTTTGTTGCTGACGCTGCGATCTCCGAAGACGCGCCCAGAGTGAGGAAGGTCGAACCCAAAGCAGCGGCGTCCTTGAAGGACATGCCGACCGATGCTGTGATGCCCGCGGTGCGCTGCATCACGTCAATGATGTCTGCGCCTTTCGACATGGCGTTGTCGTCTAGGAAGTTGATCGCATCGCCAAGCTGGCTCACGTTTTTGATAGGCAGCTTGTAGAGGTTTGCGATTCGCGCCAGGTTCTCGCCCACTTCCTCTGCAGGCAGGTCGAAGGCCGTTGCGGCGGTTGCAGCGACCCGGGCAAATTCCAATAGATCGTCCTTGCCTTGAATGCCCATTCGGGCGCCGCCTTCCACCAGGGCTGCGATGTCCGTGGTGGCCATTGGGATGGTCTCAGCCATCTTTTTAATGGCGGTGGCCATCTCGTAATAGGTCTGGGTGAGCTGGCCATTGCCATCCCGGGCGCCTTCGACCTGTTTGGCAACTCCCGCCATCGCGTCCTCGAAGCGGGAGTAGTTTTTAACCATCCCGAGGATAGGCATGCCAGTTGCGGCCCCCACGGCTCCGGCGCTCGCGCCCGCGACAGCCGCGTTGCCTGCGAGCTCTCGACCTTTCGAATAATTTTTCTGTGCTCGAGAGACGCGTTCCTGCTGTTTGGCAAGCGCGGTGAGGCGATCCTTCTGCGACTGGATGGCTTTGTTGGCCGCCTCGATCTCGGTCTTCAAGCGGCGCTCGGTGGTCCCCAGGTTGCGGGTGTCGGCACCGGTAGATTTTATAAGTGGAATCAGGCGCTGCAGCTCCGATCGCTGAGCGTTGTGTTTATTCGTCAGTTTTTCCACAGCGGCCGAGGCGTTGACGAATGACTTTTGAAAAGCTGCAGAAGGCGCGTCCATTTTCTGCAGCTGCTCGCGCAAGCCTCGTAACTTGTCCTGTGCCCGGGCCAACTCCTCGGACGATTGGCGGACGGCTTCCCGCTGCCGGGTATAGCTGGAAATGTTGGACTGCTGGGCGTTGAGCTCTTTGAGCTGGTCCCGCGCCGCTTTCAGGGCGCGAGAGGTGGCATTGCTCCCAGCACTGATTTGCTTGAGGGGCGCGGTGACCTTGTCGATCGCCGACAGCAGAAATTCCAGCCGCAGCTTGTCAGTCATCTTTCGCCCCACTTCGCTTGCGGGCGCGCTCGCGCCATTCCATCAGTTCAGTCAGGGGAAGCGGATCCATTTCCGCCGGCCCCCAGTGGAAAATCACGGCGATATCCGCCATGGCGTCATCTACGCAACGAGGGATGCATCCACCTTCGCCGACTTCGGCAGCAAAAAACCGGCGACCTCGGTGGCCATCTGCACCAGATCGGCGGGATCCATGTTGCCGATCTCGTGATCGTTCAGGGTTGGCGTGGTGATGCGTGGCAAGACCTTGCGCAAGGCGAGCACGTCCATCTGCAGCAGATCGGTCAGCGTGACGCCGCGCAGCTCGCCGGAGACCGGTTTGCGCAGCGTGACTTCGGTGATTTCGGTCGAACCTCGTACGATCGGGGTGTCCAGGGTGATGACAGGACGGTTTGGGTTTTTCTCAACGGTGGTCGTTACGGTTTCGTCTTTTTCTGGGGTTTTCATGCTGCGGTCCTTTCATTTAGCGAATACGCCGGACGTGCCGGCGGGTGAGGTTCGTTTACAGGCCGATGGCCTTGCGGTGTTCAGCCAACATGTCGGTGCCGTTGACCTTGAAAATGAAGTTGAGCAAGTCGATCTCGATCTCTTCATTGCCGTCGATGGTCAGCTTGTAATAGCTGCAGGTGGTGGTGAACTTGTGTTCGGTGTCCTCGCCGCTTTCCGAGTCGCCCATGTCGATCTCTTCATGCCGGCCGCGCACGACCACCTCAACCGCCGAGACCTCGCCGGTGTCGTCGCGTTGGATGGAACCTGCCCAACGCAGCATCACGCCGCTGGCCGATACGGCGCCGTATTGACGCAGCGCCGTCAGATCCCAGCCACCGAGCGTCCATTCGAGCTGAATGCCGTCGTCGCCGTGGCCGAGGTCGACCTTCACGGCTCCGTCCATGCCGCCGCCGCGAAAGGCTTCGAGCTTGCGAGCAAGTTTGGGCAGGGTGACGCTCTTGCATTCGCCGACGTAGCTGACGCCGTCGTTGTACAAATTCATGTTCTTGAGCTTTTTGGGCAGAGCCATGTCGGCGCTCTCCTAAAGGCGCGGCCGTCGCCGCGCGGATGAATGAATATCAGGCGTTGACGCGGCTGGCGAAGTCGACCAGGTAGCGATCGGTGATGCGCTGACGAAGCGCCAGGTTCTCCAGGGGCGGCACTGGCGTGTAGTCGTAATCCAGGAACAGCTTGCCGGCCTTGAGGGTGTCCTTATCGTTGGCGGCTTCGTCGTACCAGCACTCCCCGCCGATCAGATAGCCAAGGCGGACCAGTTCGCGGAATTTGGCGTTGATGCCTTCGACGATGTCGCGGACCAGGCTCGCGTGCATCGGCTTGTCTACTGCCCAGAACTGACCCTCGGCCATGGTGTCCGCCAGTACCTGGGCGGTACGGGTGTAGTTTTCGAAGGCGAACAAAGGATCGTCGCTGCAGGTGCGCGAACCCCAGAAGCGGAAGCCGTCGCGGCGAATCAGCGTGGTGACGTCTGCAGCGTTCAGCAGGCCCGCGTCGGTGGCGGGGTTCTGCAGATCCCAGTAGATGTCCCGGCTCAGTCCGGATACGCCGTTCACGGCGACGTTGGACAGTGTTTTGTGCCAACCCACTTGCTCATCGAGTTTGGCGCGCAGGCCCAGGGCGCGGGCGATGGCCGACGCCGGCGCGTCGGCATTCAGGGTGGTGTCCCAGTTCACGAAATCGGGCCAGATGGTCATCAGCTCGCGGGCACCGAAGTTTTCCCTGTAGGCGATAACGTCCGATACGGTGTCGCAATCCCAGGCGCTGGCGTAAGCGAACCCACGCAGCTTTTGCGCGGTGAGCACCAGTTCAGTGGCCACTGGCAGCGAGTCGAGGCCCGGCACGCCCAGAATGCGCGGTCGCACGCCCAACTGCGCTTCTGCAGCCAGCAGAGCCTTGAGCCCGGTGTACTGACCGCCGGGGGTCACCCCGCCGATTACGTTGGTGGTGGTCTCGGCCGCGTCCTGCCCCTCGGCAACTCGAACGACAACAGTGATGGGGCTGGCCTGGTCGGCAATGGCGTCCAGGCTTTTTGCGAGCGTGCCTTTCACACCTGCCTTACCGCTAGCGGTAAGCACGTCGGTAAGCAGGACAGGGCGGTTCAATGGAAACGCGATGGGGTCGGCATCTTCAGCGGTGCAGACCATGCCGACGACGGCAGTTGCGACGGTGCGGATCGGGCGGGTGCCTTCGTTGATTTCAACAACTCGGACGCCGTGGTGGTAATCAGTGGCCATGGGGGAAACCTGCGCGTGGGTGACAATGAAGCACAGGCTGCCTCGCGCGCGCCGGTTGGGCGAGCGCGAGGGGTTGTGAGGGCAAGGATTACAGGTCGCGTTTCGTCAAAAGCGAAGGTGTTCCCAGTGTGGGGACTGTCATGTGGCCAGTTGAGCTACTGTGCAGGCCATGGATATTCGGCCTGGATCTCGACGAAGCGAGCCATACCCTGCGCCTTAGCCGCTTCGGCAGCCTCCACATTACCTAACAGGCTTTCGCGCTGCGCCTCGGCGAAGTAGCGGTCAGATCCAGTCAACGGTGCAGCGTAGGCACGAAGGCGGCGTTCCTCTATCTGCTCACGAGTCTCTGGCGACGCGGGCGGCGGATCAACAAGAATCGGCAAACCATCCTGATCATGATCCCGAATTTTTCCTGGCATCGGATTTGCGATTACGAGTTGATAACGATCTTCCGAGATTGGAACCGCATCGTCCGGAATGGCGTGGATATCTTTAAGGTAACTGCAACCGGTTCTCCGACTATAGAAACGCTCCATAAACTTCCCCTATTAATTACCGACGGCCAGCACATAGACCAAATTGTTCACGGTGACCCCGTTTGCGGCATCGACTAGCCGCCATGTCACGCCCGTTTTAGCGAGGGTTAGAACCTCGGCAAGATCCCCAGTGCCACCGGCCCGGGTTAGCGAAACCGAGAGGGCCGCTACCGGAAACTCTATTGGGAATGAGAATGTTCCTGTGCTGGTCGATGCGTTATTGAAAGATCCCCATTGGATGACAAAGCCACCGAGCCAGGTTGGGAAGACGACGTAACCGTTTGCGGCGAAGTTTGCAGAAAATCCCCACCGAAGCTTTTTCGGTGTTACCGCAACAGTATCCAAGGTCCCCGCATCGACCTCGGTTTGAGTACCGATCCGTAATAGGCCCTTAAGCAGCTCGGTGGCCGTTGTGATTGTTGCGATAGCTGCCTGCACGAATCCTGTAGTTGCCAGCTGCGTCGTGTTGGTTCCAGCAGCAGCCGTCGGCGCCGTCGGCGTACCCGACAGCGCGGGACTGGCCAACGGAGCTTTTTGCGCATCGACAGCATCCAAAGCGGTCTTTACCGCAGCCACGAACGCTGTGGTAGCCAGTTGAGTCGTATTGGTCCCAACTGCTGCCGTTGGCGCGGTCGGCGTACCTGTCAGCGCCGGGCTGGCTAATGGCGCCTTTTGCGCATCGACTGCATCCAAAGCGGTCTTTATCGCCGCCACAAACGCAGTCGTTGCTAGCTGCGTTGTGTTGGTCCCAGCAGCAGCTGTCGGCGCTGTCGGCGTCCCCGTGAACATTGGAGACGCCAGTGGCGCCCCGCCAAGGTTATCCAGCGCCTCGGCTGCCGTTGTTGCGCCCGTCCCACCCTCGCCAATTGTCGCTGTGTTGTTGGCTCCCGCCGTAACGCGCCCGTACTTATCGACGGCGACCGCCCTATAGGTGCCAGCCACCACGCCGGTGCGTCCGGCCAGCATCTCGAAGGTCAAGCCAGTATTGCCGATGCTGATCGGAGCGCTGGTGACCAGATGCCAAACGCTGTCACCGTTGACCGTGCCATCCTCGACCGGTACGAACAGCCCCGGCGTCACCTCGGCGCTTGCATCTGCATCAGCAGCACGTAACCAGGTGCCATTGGCCACCACGTAAATACCATTCTGTGACGCGATTGCCTGGTTTTTTACCAGAACCCGATCCCCTGCAATCAAGCTCACACCGTCGATTGTCTGGAGCCCGGTTAGCGAAATATTGGCTGTGGTCGCTACGCGCGCCGACTGTTTGCTGTCGAGCTTGTTTATCTCGTCACGAGTCTTGGTGTCCACGTAGGTCCGGGTTGCCAAGACAACACTTGGGTCAATCTTCAGCTCCACGTTGGTGGTGTTGCTGACGACGAGGTTCATCCGCACCACCTGAGTACGGCCTGAGCCTTGAGTCAGCAGGGGCTTGAAGCTTGGCGCGCAGTTCGCCACGGCGACCAGGTCACCGTCGGCGTCATACAGGCCGACCTCACGAATCCACCATCCACCAACGCTTTCAGGAATGACTTGCTCGGCGACGATGACGTTGGGATTGGCTGGGTCCACGCTGAGTTGGTTCAACGGGGCGCGACGGCGTTCGTTGATCAAGTGAGTCTGTTGCTCGTCAGGGATCGGGTCGGTGCCGTTGGCATCGCCGACGCCCATTTGGGCAAATGTCCAGGGAATGCCCAAGGCGTCCGCGTTGGCCTGCTTGGCCCTGCCAATGGCGGTGAGGATGGCAAAAAATTGGCTGTTCTGGTCTGTCATGGGTAGATGTCCATGGTGTCAATCTGGTGTTCACGGCCGCCCTGGTGGAGGTAGCCCGTGACCTCGATGTCTCGCGGTATAGGTGGGTAAATGTCGATCTCGTCGCCTTCGGTAAGGTAGGCGCCGATATGAACTGAGCCGGTGGTTTCCAGGCTGATCGCCAACCCGGTCAGATGCCGGCTGACGGGCTTGGCGTCATCGATCAGGCGCTCTAGCTCCTGATACATTTCCTCCGTAATCCCGGTGTCCAGCACGCCGACCTTCAGTGCGAAGGTGCCTGGCACTCCTTCGGGCACGGTGTTGAACCACTCGACGATTTCGATCAGGTAACCCAAAGGCTCGACTACGCGCCGGAGCGCTCCAATAGTTCCTTTTCGGGAGTGGAGGAAATACGAGCCTTTGATCACCTGGCGCTTGGTCGTTTCGGACCAGGTGCTGTCCCAGCGGTCAACCGAGAACGCCCAGGCCAGGTAGGGCAGCAACTGCACCGGGCATCGATCAGGGTTCAGCAAGTCCCTGATCGGAACCGGCACCCGCTCAATCTGGGCGAGTGCCTCAGCCGCCAGCCGCTCCAGCTGTTGTGCGTTTGGTGGCAGCAGGCTCGTCATGACAGTGTCCCGATCGCTACGGTGTATCCCGTGCAATACGCCGCCTGGGCTTCGTTCGGGGTGATGTCGGCCCAGTTATTCAGAACAACCTTTCGCACGCCCTCAACGTGCAGTGCGGCGTGAATAGCTGATTCGGAGATCTCAACGCCGAGGCGCCGCCGCTGGCTAATGTAGGAAACGAGGCGTGCTTCGGCCGCTTCGCGTATGGGCTCCGCTTCTGGTCCGGTTGTCGCAAGGTAGAGAACCGCGTCGACCTGGTAGGGCAAAACAGTCGCCGACTGGACCGTCAGCCGATCGGCAACCGGGCGGCGATCTTCATCGCTGAGGTAGCGGCTGACGACATCCAGCAACGCCTGGTCGACGCTTCCGTCTCCGACCAGACCCTGAACAGTGACGACGACGACCGCTGGCGATGGGCTTTCTGCTGTGGCATCGGCGACGCGGCCGTCTGCACTGCGCGCGTGGAGGATGTAGCTATTTCGGGGCCCCGCTGTGGAAAGGCCCTCCCACGCCATCTGCGCCCGTTCGCGCAGGGAGTCGTCCGATTCCATCACCGCAACGATCGGCGGGATGGTTGCGCTGTTACCCGGCGTCACGACGAGGCGTTCGACGTTGACGTTGCCGGCGAGCTGCTCCAGGTCCTTGCCCTTGGCTTTCGCCAGCATATTGGCCAGGGACGCTTCGTTTACGCGCTGGCGCAGCAGCATCTCGCGATAGGCATTCTCCTGCAGGAGCTTTGTCAGGGGCTCCGACTCAAGGGCCAGTGTCGCAGCGACTTCGGCCTGTTGCTCGGCGGGCCAGAGGCTGACGGCGTAAGCCATACGTTCCGCAAGGATCACCTCGTAATCGATCTGTTCGATGACGTCGGGATCTGGCAATTGCGCCAGGTCGATGGGAGTGAACGTTTTCATGCTGTGGCTCCCAAGCTCAGGGGGACGCGCAGGCTCAACGGCTCGTTGGTGTCCACCAGGCTGCCGTCGATATCGAGAATTGCCTGGCCTGCGATGTCGCCCAGCGTGAGTTGCACGCGACTAAGGCGAATCCGCGGTTCCCAGCGCATCAGAGCAATAGTGGTGGCCGCATAAGCCTGCAGGCGGGTGGCGTTGTTGAGGGGCCAATCGATCAGGTCGGCGAGTTGACTGCCGTATTCGCGCCGCATGATGCGGGTTCCGATGGGGGTGGTCAGGATGTCGGCAATCGATTGCACCAGGTGATGATTCCCGACGACGCTGCGGCCGGTACTGCTATTCATGCCGATCATGGAACAGGGCCGTCGGAAAGCGCGTTGCCACGCATTACGCCCGAGGTGCGGTGGTTGACCAGGCTGATTTGCTGATCGCCGGCCACGACGTCCTGGGTCACGGTCAAAAGACCATCAATCACGACGTCACCGGTGACATGAACACCACCTGGTGCGATGAGATTGGCTTTGCCGCCCTCAGGCAACGTGGCCGTCAGGGTGTGGCTCTCGGTGTCATAGTCGACAACGGCACCGTCGCGGTACCGACGCCGGCGCCGGGTCGGCACGTTGTCCGGAGCCGGGAAACGATCGCTGTATAGACCGAAGATGACGAAGCCATGCGCCGGGTTGCCGGAAGGAGAAAGAACCAGGCACTGCTCCTCGATGCTGGGCGGATCCCAGTCGCTGTCCTCCCCGGCCCGCAGGGCAAAGAACGGCAGCCACCCGGTCAGCAGACCACCAGTTTTCACGCGGCAACGTGGTTTCACCGGATCGAGCTCGGCGATGGTGCCGGCACGGATCAGGTTTTCAAGGCGTCGGGTCAGTTCAGTAAGAGAGTCCATGCCGCCGATGTTGCAGGTCGCGCGTGCGAGCTGCATCGGCGGAGGGCTGTAGCGCGGCTGCGTACAGGAAGGGGTCAGCCGGTGAGGTGGTCGATTAGCATATTCCGGATGTTTTCCAGCTCATCACCGCTGAATCCCAGCAACTGGCGTGCCTCGTATTGAACGTCGGCTTGACCGCGCTCCGGTCGATCCTTCAGGCCGTACTGGTGAACCCGGGCAATGCGGCTCACACGCCCAACAAACCCGACCGACAAGCCGTTCGCTGTGCTTTGGGTACGCATGTAACGGGCCGATTTCAGCTTCGTGAACATCCTGCCTTTGATCCGGCCCTTTTTTCCGCGCAGATCCTTCGGTTTGCGTGGTGCGAAGGCAGAACCGTCCGGATTACGCTGTGTCGTGATGCGCTTGGACTGGCTACGGCGCAGATCCCGGGCAACGGCGCCCAGGAGCTTGCGGCGCTCGCCCTCGTCCAGCTTGGCCAGCAACGCGGCGACCCATGTCTCCAGGACCTGAAGGTCGTTGCTCATGGCGTACCCCATCGGGCAATGAGGTCGCCATCTGGGGTCCGCATTTCAAGCCCGGGTATGGTGAACGGGTCCACGTCGACAACTGGCTCTGGCGGGTGGCTGACAGTCAGGTGGCCATCGTCCTCGCGCTTGACGATCACGCGCTCAGTGAGCGGCAATTTGATAGACAGGTCGACCTTGCTGTTATCCAGGATATCGGCTTCGAACGTCACGGCAGTTTTGCCGCGTTCGAGGTTCTCCATCAGCTCTCGCTGATTTATCAGGATCCAGGCGAATAGCGGGATGGCGATTGCGTCGGGGTGGCCGGCGTAATCGGTGAAAATCAGGTTCAGCGTGTAGCTGTATTCGAAGGACAGCCCAAGGGCAGCGGTGCTGCGCATGGTGCCGTTATCAATGAACACCATAAGGCGGTCGGGGTTTTTCTTTAACTCCGGTACCGAGGCGAGCAGGTGGGCACGTAGCGATTCTGGTTTGTTCACTGTTCGCCTGCCTTCGCCTGCTGATGCTGGTACACCATATCGACCTGTGCAGCGCATTGGGCCCAATCGCTTTCCGTGGCCTCCTGGTCGTTGAGCAGGGCGCCGTTCTTGTCAGGGTTGGTCGCCGACAAGGTGCAGGGCACCACGGCCGGACAACCAGTCGCGATAAGCAGCGGCTCCGGTGATGGCGGGGCGCTGGCGCATCCGACGAGCAGCGTCAGGCAGAGGCTGGTCAGCCCAAAGGCGAAGTTCGGCATTCTCACGTTTCAACTCCTCAATCGTTCGTTGTCGGGCGGCGAGCCCCTGGCGCAGTTGATCTTGCACGCCGCGCAATTTGGACTGAGCGGCCCGTTCCTCCTGCAAGGTCTTTTGGAGCTGCGCGGCTGTCTCCTCGCTGCGCGTTGCTCGATCGCGGGCCGTAGACGCCGCTTGATTGGCCAGCTCGGCCCTCATATCAGCGGCCTCGATCCGCTGAGACTGGCCCCAGATAAGAAGCGCGATCGAGGCGAGCAAGGCGAGTCCGTAGAGCGCCTGGCGCAGCGTGCTCATGCGCGGTACCAGCCTGCGGCATTCATCTCTGCTATTGGTAGCCGGTGTAAATCGCCTCGGAATACCACGGCTTTAACGCCTGGGCTTGCGACGGCGATCGCCTCTGCCAGCTCCTGCGTAAGCTCAATCGGCGTGTCCTCTGGCACCACGAAAACATCACCGTCTACAGGGCTGAATTTGCGGATCTGTTCATGATCAATCATGCGGCCTCCGTAACAGTGCAGCCTGCAGCGTGACGCTCATAGGCGCGCTCCAGCTTGGTGTCGTACAGGTTGCGGGCGTAGTTGGGGCCGTTGTAGGCCTTGGCGAAAGCCGTCCATTTCTTGCCTTTCAGCGCTTTTAGCAACGCCGGGTCAGCTTCGATGAATCGCACGAACGCTTCGAACTGCTCGTCCTCGTTACGCGCCATTCGAGCTGCAAAGTCCGTCACGCTCTCGTATCCGAGGCGCACGGCGTGATACCCCATCACCTGAAATGCGCCCCAACTGGCCGACTCTAAGGCGCACAGGTCATCGATAAGTCGTGCGTTCGCCAAGCGCTGATGCTCTGCTGTTCCGCCGGCATAACCGCCTGGTTTTGGATTGACCAGGTTGGGTTGGGCCACAGATAGCTGGTCGGCATGGGCTTTCAACTCAGCGGCGTCATCACCAGGTGTGCGCGCTGCGCTGAGTTGGCGATACATGATGTGGCGCTCGAACAGGATCTTCGGCTTGCCGTTATCCAGGAATCCGCTGCCTTGGCTTTCGACTTCGTTGACAGCCATGATCGCCGCGAGCTCAACACCCAGGCGGGTGGCAGCGGTCACCAAGAGCGAGTGCTGCAGCAGGCCCGAACAATCCGCGCCTGCCAGCGCCAGGGCGGTTTTCGAGCCCGCAATACCATCAATTACCAACCCAACCTTACGCTGGTAATTGCGCACCGCAGCCTCGGTCGCGTCACCGAAATCGCCGTCCGGATCCAGGCCGGCGCCCTGCAGGTTAAGGCGCTGTTGTAGGGTGCGGACCTCTTGCCCGCGATCGCCGTGGCGCAAAACACTCATAGCTGATCCACCTTGCGGTTGAAGAATTGCTTGGCCAGTGCGCGGGTCCCCTCGACGCCGAGCAGCCCGATAACACCGCCGAAGAACGGACCGGTGGTTGCGGGAATGCCCAGCAGAAAAAGCCCATGGCTTGCCGAAAGGGCGAGCGCGCCGCACAGCGGGGCCTCAAGTAGAACCCGGCGCCAGGTGCCGCCACCGTAGATGATCCGCAGAGCGGCGATCACGCACGCAAGTCCGCCGGCGTAGAAGGCAGGCCAGTTCTGTTCGAGCCAGGCAGCTAACCAGGCCCATGTATCCGGTTTGTCAGGCATGCGCGTGATTCCGCTGTCCAAGGTTAAAGGTGATGAAATTTCTGGTTCTTCGGTTCGGTGACTTAATCCCATAGGTTCACCATTTGCAGTTCCGGGGCCTGGGGCGCGATATCCGGCAAAGCCACCAAGGTGCCGTGCGGGATGATCGTGCCGAGCTCCGATAGCCCCGGATTCGCCTCGAGCACTGCCTCCGTGATGCCGGCGGTGCGACCGTAGATTCGCCAGCAAATGGCGTCGACGGTGTCGCCTTGAGCGGCATACACAGAGGCCACCATCAGATGAGTTCCACGGTGGAGTGACCGACGCCCAATAGATCCCGGATAGCGAACCGGGCATCGCGGCGGTATTCATCGACCGATGGAGTCAGCTCGTCGGCGTTCTTGTTGCCTTCGACGCTGGTGTCGTAGCTGCGATAACGTTCAGCGAGCTCGGCGCCGACGCTGCAATAGATCGAGCGGCGGTACAGGTGGATGAAGTTGCTTTCACCCTTAATTTTCGGTGCGGGCACATCCGCGATGGTGCTGTACCCGTCGGCTTCGTGCTTCAGCTTCACGCTGGCCAGCTCGCCGTTCACCTGGATCAATGCGTTGACGGTCACGACTTCGATGCGTGCGTCTGTGATGCTGCCGTCCAATCGAATAGATTCGCGCAGGTGGACGACATCGATGTCAGGCCAGAATCCGTCGTTGGTGATGACGAAGGGTTCGTCGGTGCTGCCTGTGGCAATAAATCCGCTCATGGTTCGGCCCTAAGTCGGCGGTGGCCGGGGCGTCACAGCAAGGAAAGGAGATAACCTGCTGTTCAGCCCCGGGCCGCCGGGGTTGCGGGGTACGCTCGTTCAGCTCCCAGGTGGGGGAGCAATCTTTTTCAGGAGGCGCTCAGCGCCTTCCAGGTCCTTTTTGCCGCCGCAGCTGCTGTTGAGCTCGATCGCCCGTTTCAGCAGCTCGATACCGGCCATTACCTGGCCAGGTTGGCCAGGGTTATCGACTGTCAGGCCGGCCACCGTGGCGCGTCCCGTGGCCAGGTAGAGCTTGGCCCTGACTTCGTCCGGCATGTCCTCTTCGGCGGTCAGCTCCATGGTCCGATGCAGAATCGCCAGGTCGAAGCTTCCACCGGTCTTTTGGGAAATCAGCGCTCCCTCTGCGATTTCCTCCGCTACCAGGCAGCCGGTGGTACGTTCAAAGCGATCAGGCATCAGCAGGTTGTGCTGCAACACATACGCGGCGATATCGAGCGCGCCGGTGTAATCACCAGCATCCACGCGCCAGATCATGATCGTGGTGAGTACTTCGTCCTGGGCGCCGTTGCCCGCAGCCAGAACCCCATCGACGTAAGGCACATACGCCGGCAGAAGCTGCAACTTGAGCGCGGCTTTGCCTTCGTTCGACTGGATTTGCTTCAGGCGCAGACGGTCCTGCAGCAGCTGGGCCAACTGCATTTCGTAGGCCGTCCCGCCCGCCATGGAAACGGCGGGCGACGCAGCGGCAGCCTCTTGCGAGGCAAGCACTTGCAGCCGGTGACGTTGGGCGAGCGAGAGGGCCATGGTTACGCGGCCTCTTCGATGTTTTCGACCAGGGCACCGAGACCGAAGTCTTCGATAACGTAGTCTTCGTTCGACGATTGATAATCGGCGATGCGATCGCGCTCCGGCTCGTCCTTGGTCATGCGGCGACGGCTGCTGATTTGGAAGTAAATCGAAAGGTTCTTCAGCGTGGTGATCATGATGCCGCCGTCGATGAAGAACGGCGCGTCCTCGATCGGCAAACCGCCCAGGGTGCCGTTGGCAATGATCCGCGCAGCTGCCAGCTCGTTCTCGTTGTCGGCCGCGCCTTCGATGTTGGCCAGGAACTTCGCGTGCAGCAGGTTGCGATCGACCAGGACGACCAGGTCGGGGCGTTTGCGATGCCATGGGTCCAGCAACTGGATAGCGTCGTATACCAGACCGTCCAGGGTCTTGTAGTCGCCGGTAGGGCCAATAGTGACCTTGCCGGCAACCTTGCCGCTGCTCAGTACACGCTCTGGGGCTTTGGTGCGGTATTTCTCCAGCCAGCCGACGTTCACGTCCTGGAGCAGCGGGTTGGTTGCGCGATCGGTGGTCGCCGCAGCGCTGGTGCCGTTGAAGCCGATCATGATCCGGTCGAGAGCCTGGCGCTCGACGATCGCGCCGGACAGGCGAGCCTGGAAATCCGGAAACTTCGCCCAGGCATCCAGCAGTGCATAGGGAATTGCGGTATCGAAGTCTGTCTTTTTGCAGCTGTAGGTGTCGTTCTTGAGCGAGCTCACGCCGCGAGGATTGCGGGCAGCCTGGCTGGTGTCCGTCCGGCCGGCGATGGTCGAGCCCACGCCCAGGATCACCGCCTCGCCGTCCTTCTCGTCGACGCCCAGGACGTTGATTTTTTTCAGGAAGGCGCTGGACTCCTGGATGGCTGTTTCCAGCTTCTGCTGTACAGAAGGGGTGACGGTGAATTTTTCAGCCACCGACGGAACCGCGTTGAGCGCTGCAACCTGTTTAGTGAAGCCGTTGAAGGCGATCCGTGTTTCGTTACGCATGGTGTTCTCCTGTGGAGCGTGTAAGGGGCCGACTGAATTAATAGGCAGTCAGGACGGCGCCTTCGCCGCCAGTCGCCGCTGGCCGTTGGGTTTGGCTGTGGTCCTGGGTCTCGCCCAGTCGCGTGATCAGTTCGTTGAAGTCAGTACTGAGCTTGTCCACGCTGGTTTTCAGGTCTGCGGAGAATTTTTTCTCCGCCGCCAATTGGTCGGGCAGGTCCTTGACGTGTTCTGCGACAGCTTCGACGGCCTGGCTGATCTGGGCGAACTCGCCGTCATCCCTGGCCTGCTTGCCAGAGAGCAGCGCTTGAACCTTGCTGAAGAGCTGGGCGCCGAGACCGGGCTTGTCCTCGATTTCTTCGAACGTCAGGTCAGCTTCCAGCGCTTCGGTAAACATCGAAGTCGCCGAGTAGTGGCGGTCTTTGAACGGACTGGATTCAGGTTTCTGAGCAGAGAACGCGAGGACATCGGTACCGAGACTGGCCGGGGAGTCGGTTACAGCGAGACCGACGATGTAGGCTTCGCCGGTGTCGGAAAAGCTGTCGTCGATTTCAATGGACGTGTAAATCTTCTGTTTCGCCTTGTTCAAGGCGATCAGGTCAGCCGTTGGCTCAATCTGAGCGAAGAGGGCCAGTTTGGTCTGGCCATTGATGTCCACTTCTTCGGCCTTGACTGCCGTCACGTCGCCGTAGGCTTTGAACGGCCCGTCAGGCAGCAAGCTGCGGAAATGCTCCAGCCAGACCCGAGCGCCATAGGTGTTCGGATTGAAATTTTTGGCAGCCTGTTCCAGCCAGCTGCGCTTGATCGTGCGCTTGTCCGAAGTAGCGCCCTCAACGGCGACACGGAACCAGTTGCTGCGAAATTTCTTCATGTCGGGTATCCCTCAAAGCTGTGCTGCTGAGTGCAGTTACGTTGAGGTACATCCTCGGCAGTCGCGTGATTCCGGGCAATCAGTGGCAGTTGTAAGTCCTTGAGCTACATGGCACATCGCTACGCCTTCACGCGCGCGAGGCGTCAGCATCGCCGCCATGACTACAACCGAAGCCACTCCCATCCGCGATAACCGCCGTCAGGCCAAGTTCCTCTATTGGACTGGCCTGCGGATCTGCGCGATTGCAGAAATGCTGGGTGAAAAGGAAAAAACCGTTCATGCGTGGAAAACGCGTGATGAATGGGATAGAGCCGACAACGTCGAGCGAATCGGCGGGGCGCTGGAAGCGCGCCTGGTGCAGTTGATCCTGAAGGAAGGCAAGACCGGCGGTGACTTCAAGGAAATCGATCTATTGCACCGTCAGCTGGAACGGCAGGCCCGGATCGAGCGATACAAGGCTGGCGGTACCGACACTGATCTGAACCCCAACCTGGCCAAGCGCAACGAAGGTCCCAAGAAAAAAGCGGCTCGCAACGAATTCAGCGAGGAGCAGATCGAGCAGCTGACTGAGGCGTTCAAAGACGGATGCTTCGGCTATCAGCTGGATTGGTACCGGGCGGGCAACCAGCGCACCAGGGCAATTCTGAAAAGCCGGCAGATCGGCGCCACCTATTACTTTGCCCGCGAGGCGTTCCTCGACGCCCTGGTCACCGGGCGAAACCAGATTTTCCTGTCAGCGTCGAAAAACCAGGCGCACATTTTCAAGGCATACATCCAAGGATTCGCCCGCGAAGTTTGCGGCGTCGAGCTCACCGGTGACCCAATCATTTTGGCGAACGGCGCCGAACTGCATTTCCTCGGTACCAACGCCCGAACCGCTCAGGGTTACCACGGTAATTTTTACTTCGACGAATTCTTCTGGACCTTCAAGTTCAACGAGCTGAACAAAGTCGCCAGCGGCATGGCGATGCAGAAGCAATACCGTCGCACCTACTTTTCCACGCCATCGAGCATGGCGCATGAGGCGTACACGTTCTGGACAGGCGAGCGCTTCAACAAGGGCAAGCCGGTGGCCCAGCGACTTAAGCTCGACGTTTCTCACGATGCGCTGCAGCAGGGCAGGTTGTGCGAGGACCGGATCTGGCGCCAGATCGTCACCATCCTGGATGCCGAACAGCGCGGCTGTGATCTGTTTGACCTGGAGGAGCTCCGCCTCGAGTACAACGCGGACGCCTTCGCAAACCTGCTGATGTGCCAGTTCGTCGACGACGGCGCGAGCATCTTCCCGCTCAACGTCTTGCAGCCCTGCATGGTCGATAGCTGGGTTGAGTGGTCCGAGGACTACAAACCCTTCGCAGCACGGCCGTTCGCCGATCGGCAGGTGTGGATCGGCTACGACCCTGCGGAAACCGGCGACAGCTCCGGCCTGGTGGTCGTGGCCCCGCCAACTGTTCCAGGTGGCAAATTCCGTGTGCTTGAGCGTCACCAGTTCCGGGGGATGGACTTCGCTGCTCAGGCCGAGGCGATCCGCCAGGTCACGATGCGCTACTGGGTGACATACATCGGCATCGACATCACTGGCATGGGCTCTGGCGTGGCCCAGCTGGTGCGCCAATTCTTCCCCAACGTAACCACTTTCAGTTATTCCCCCGAGGTCAAGACGCGCCTGGTGCTCAAGGCCTACGACGTGATCCACAAAGGGCGCTTGGAATTCGACGCCGGCTGGATCGACATGGCCCAGTCGCTCATGGCGATTCGCAAGACCATCACGGCCAGCGGACGGCAATTCACCTATACGGCGGGCCGCACCGACGAGACCGGGCATGCGGATCTCGCCTGGGCGCTTTTCCACGCATTGCAGAACGAACCGCTTGAGGGCCAAACCTCAACGAACACCGGCTTCATGGAGATTTACTGATGAGCAACAGCCGCGGCGAAACTACTCAATTGTCTACTTCAACTTCGGCTGCGGCCGAGGGTCAGGTCCTGCCGGCAACCGGCGGCAAGATCGAGGCTTTCACTTTCGGGGATCCCACGCCGGTGCTCGACGAGCGGGGGATTCTTGATTACCTGGAGTGCTGGCTGAACGGTCGTTGGTATGAACCGCCCATGTCCCTTGATGGGCTGGCTAAGTCTTCACGCGCCAGCGTGTTCCTGCAGTCGGGCTTGAACTTCAAGCGCAACATGCTGGCCCGCACGTTTATTCCCCACAAGCTGCTCTCGCGGCAGACCTTCGAGCAATTCGCCCTGGACTTCCTCTGGTGCGGCAACGGCTACCTGGAAAAGCGCGAGAACATGCTACGCGGCGCGCTCGGCCTGCAGCCCGTTCTGGGCAAGTACATGAGACGCGGCGCGGATCTCGAAACCTATTACCAGGTGCGGGGATGGCGGGACGAGCACGAGTTCAAGCGCGGGACTGTTTTCCACCAGCGGGAAGCGGACATCAACCAGGAAATCTACGGCCTTCCTGAGTGGCTGCCGGCACTGCAAAGCGCGTTGCTCAACGAGTCCGCCACCTTGTTTCGGCGCAAGTACTACAACAATGGCAGTCACGCCGGTTTCATTATGTATATGACCGACACCGCGCAGAACGAGACGGACGTTGCCGCATTGCGCAGCGCGCTGAAGTCCGCCAAAGGGCCAGGAAACTTCCGGAACCTGTTCATGTACGCCCCGGGAGGCAAGAAGGACGGTATCCAGCTGATTCCCGTCAGCGAGGTGGCAGCGAAGGACGAATTCGGCTCGATCAAAAACATCAGTCGCGATGACATGCTCGCGGCGCTACGCATCCCCCCTCAGTTGATGGGCATCGTTCCGCAAAACGCCGGCGGCTTCGGCTCGATCAAGGAGGCCGCGCAGATCTGGGCGATGAACGAGCTTGAGCCGATCCAGGCGCGACTGCAGCACCTAAATGAGTGGATAGGTGATGAGATTATTCGGTTTAGAGCTGCCGAGTCGGTTGTTTGAATATGTGATCAAGCTACGTTACGAAAGGAGATCTGAAAGGCTAGGGCTGTTCGGCTCTAGCCAGGCTCATGGTGCGCTATTTGAACAATCTCTTTATTCAAATTCATCTATAGCATCTAAAAGTTTCGGGATGTCAGTGTAGGGGTTTAAGTGGTGAGGCTTGTTTCTTCCTGGAGCTGCTGAAGCCAGTGTATTCTTGTTAATCGCAGCAGCTATGGTGCGAGCTGTCGCAATGTCGTCAGCAAGATATGGGAAGAGAGTCGTGCCGGACTTGTCATAATTACTTCCGGTTCGCGAAAGGATTTTTTCCCTAAGTTTACTGTTTTGCCAGAGGTCATCGAAGCAAGAGTACGGCTGTGCATTTGGTAAAAAATGCATCAAAATCCATTGCTCAAAGCACACATTTGAAAGCGCGATATTAATATTGTTATCTCTGGCTTTGTTGTAGGCCTTGTCGTGCATCAAGTCTGGGTATTTGATGGTGGACTCTCTGTCATATACCACCCAGAATACGTCTCCCGCCGGCGTTGATCGACTGCGCTTGTGTTGAACTGCAACATCAACCAATTGAATAGGCGTATTCTTTTTGGTCGGCTCAACAACTATTACGCTACGTAGTGCTCGGTTTTCAAGGCTGTTAATATAAGCATTTATGTAGTTTGGTTCGGTTTTCGCGCCCTCACAATAAATATGCATTTTGTTGCGGATTTTTCGAGTATCTGCCTTCCGTGGCTTAGCCATCAATCTCTCCCGTCCGGATCGTTCCGTCCTCGTCGTGGTCCGCAAAGAATTTATCGTGGAGGTTTTCCACCGACAGCAGATTGGCTATTTCACTGTAGCTAATCTGGGGGAGCGCACCGAACCGACCTTCATCGTACCAGTGGCTATAAGGGGTGCTGGATTTAACCGTTGATTTATCAAATTCGTCCAAGGAATAAAGAGTCGAAGCACCATTCTTCTTTTCGGTGAACCATACCTGGTCTCGCCTCATGAGTTGAGGAGACATCAAATTTATGTTGTGGGTGCTGAAAATTAGCTGCGCATTACCGTGGTTGACTTCTGGATCATGGAAAAGCTTGATTATCAGTTCGGCAATGTGAGGATGAAAGCTATTATCAAGCTCATCCATAATTAGTACCGAGCCTGCGGCAAAAGCCATGCATAACACTGGAAGAAAATTAAATAGCTTTTGCGTGCCATCAGATTCATGATCTAGCGAAAACTTCACAATATCGCCTTCTTCCGACTTTCGGGTAAATATGAAGTCGTATTTGTTGCGCCGTTCCAATTCTTTTCGTATGTCTTCGCGAATATCAGAGCCTATTGTCGCAAAATAACTATCAAGCTTTTTCTCTTTACGCGTTACGTCGATAATGCCGGTGTCTACGTGCGAAAGGACTTTTGCCACATGATTGAGTGCGGCTGGACTTTCATAAAAAAATGTTGCGTCTAACGGACGTTTCAGGCCTGAACGAAATATTCTCCGAAAGTAGTGGTATACCGATTTTACTATTTCTGAAGCGGCGGCGTTGTTTCCGGCTTTTGCTAAGTATGAATTGTTCTTAAAGAAAGGGATGCGCTTAATTCCGCCTTTATAGTGGCTTCCGAAACTAATGGTTTCCCAAGTGTCGCCTTCCGTTCTGCGGAAGATATTGGCGCGTTGGCGTGACGGATAAAAATCAAGGCTTTCTGAGATTATTTCTTTGCGGTTGTAGGTTACGCTATATATGTAACGTAAGTCGTCATCATTCAGAAATTCAACCTCAAATGATATAGGCTGCCTAACTGTTTCCTTGGAGAGGCGATATGGCTCGTAGCACGGAATATTTTCTCCGTCCTTCAAGTCGCCTGAATCATCGGCAATCCACTGAAGCGCGCGGAACGCAAGCAATAGATTCGATTTCCCTGAGGCGTTGGCGCCGTATATTCCAGCTGTTTTGAGTATGTTGATCTTCTCGTTGTCCGTCTTAGCGACGTTCGCTAGAAGGTGCGATTTTGGACTCTCAACATTCATGCTGAAAATCTGCTCATCCCTGAGGGACCGGAAATTTTTTACGGTCAGGTCAATGATCACATTAAGCTCTCTTTCGCTTCCTGGGGCCGTTTTAGGAGATTTTCTCCAAAATAAGCTTGAGTAAGCGATTTAACACGCTGCGGTAGAAAAATCCAAGCGCTAATTGCGGCAGCGCTACCTGACCTTAGGGACTATAAGCTGAGATCCTTGATTGCGAACGTTCCCAACCTCCTTCTCTACCTCATACCAGATAAAATCCTCGGTAGGCTGGCAGAACTCCATCGCAATCTGCACGGCCCGATCGGTCGACGTTCCTGGATCGATCCACTCCCTCGCATGCTCCGGCGCCAGGACGAGCGGGCGACGGTCATGGATATCGACCATGCCTGCATCACTGGCGGCCGTGATGATGACAAACCCATCGCTCTCGACCGGCTCGATCCCGCGATGAACCTCGCCCAGGGCGGCGAAGAACATCGGTCGTTTGTCCTTCAGAGTTATGAAATATGGCTGCTTTTTCTTCGGGTCGGTTGGATCCTTTACCCACTCGAACCAGCCATTAGCCGGCGCCAGGATCCGGCCGTTTGGCCACAGCTGTTTGAAGAATTTTCCTGTCATCACCGTCTCGACTCTGGCGTTAATTGGGTCGGGACGTTTCCCTTTTGCCCAAAAGGGGGACCATCCCCAGCGCACTTTGTCGACGCTCAATCCACCCTCTGCCTGTTGGATGATCTCAACCCGGGTTGTCGGCGCGACGTTGTACCGTTCGATCGGCCAAAGGTCATAGCCATTGATCACCAACTGCTGGGGAGCGAGTTCCCTCAGGTAGTGATCCATCGGTTCATAAATTGAGTAGCGTCCGCACATACTGTCACCCGTCGAATGTCCTGTCTTTGAGATTGACCACGATCGGGCTTGATCGTTTACTGTATGCACGTACAGTATAATCGTAAGGTCTCGCATCATGAGTTTTACAATCGTCGGTCCATTGTCTGCAGGTGGTGACAGGCTTCCGCTCTGTTCTTTCCAAGTGCCGGCGGGGTTTCCGTCCCCGGCGGCGGATCACATCGAACAACACATTTCGCTGGATGAGCTCTTTGATATCCGAGCACCTCACGTCTACCTGGTGAAGATCGAAGGTGACAGCATGCGTGGCGCGGGAATCTTCTGGGGCGATCTGGTGATTGTTGATCGGAGCCTTGAGGCCAAGCATGGCGACGTTGTGATAGCGACAATCAACGCCGAACCCGTTTGCAAACGGCTGCACCTGCGCGAAAGCACCGTCATCCTGATGTCTGAAAACAGCAAGTATCCCCCTCGCCACGTGCTGGAGGGTGATGAGCTGCTGATCTGGGGCGTAGTGAAATACAGCGTACGCAACCATGAAAAAGCCTGAGCCTGTTTTTGGTCTGATCGACTGCAATAGCTTCTATGCAAGCTGTGAACGTGCGTTTCGCCCGGATCTTGCTAAGACGCCGATCGTCGTGCTGTCCAACAATGACGGTTGCGTGATTGCTCGGAGCTATGACGCTAAGCCGTTTGTGAAGATGGGGGCACCGTATTTCCAAATCAAAGACGACCTGCGCCGCCATGGCGTGGTGGCCTTCAGCAGTAATTATGCTTTGTACGGCGATATGAGCCAGCGAGTGATGTCCATCATCGAATCCATGGTGCCCGCGCTGGAGGTTTATAGCATCGACGAGGCATTCGCCGACCTGACCGGTATTCCTGGAGATCTGACGCAGTTCGGCCGTAGCGTCCGCGCAACCATTTACAAACGAACCGGCATTCCAGTGGGTGTCGGCATTGCACGGACAAAAACTCTCGCCAAACTGGCAAACCACACGGCAAAGCGATTGCTGGATGTTACGGGAGGGGTGGTTGACCTCTGCGATCCGTTCAAGCGTGACTGGACGTTGCGTAACACCGATGTCGGCGAGGTGTGGGGCGTGGGCAGGCGTATGAAGGCACACCTTGAGGCTATGGGAATCAAGACGGCCATGGACCTGGCCCAGTCCGATCCGTGGACACTTCGAAAAAAATTTAGCGTGGTGATTGAAAAGACGGCCCGCGAGCTCGCCGGCACGCCTTGTCTGGAGTTGGATGAGGCCGAGGCGCCAAAGCAGGAAATTTGCTGCAGCCGGATGTTCGGCAAACGTCTGACTGACATCGATCCGATCAAAGAGGCGGTGGCCAGCTACACGCACCGAGCTTCGGAAAAGCTGCGAGCCCAAAACTCCCTGTGCAAGAAAATTCGCGTCAGTATCCGCACCGGTATGTTTAACCCGGAGGAAGCCAAATACGCCAACGGGGCGTTGGTAGAACTGCCGTACCCAACCAATGATGTGCGTCTGTTGACCAAAGCGGCGACCGAGGCTGTCCACCGGCTGTTTCGATCGGGTTTCAAATACAGTAAGGCTGAGGTGCTATTGATGGACCTCCGACAGCCAGGTGAGTTTACGGACGATTTGTTTGCCCAGACACAACCTATTGCCGCTGAAAAGGTTATGACCGTCCTGGATGAAATCAATAGTCGATGGGGAAGGGGAACGCTTCGTGCTGCAAGTGTGCCCAGCAACCCGGAATGGGCGATGCGACGCGATCTGATGAGCCGCAGTTTCACGACGAAGATCGACCAACTCTGGACGGTCAACGCTAAATAAGCAGTTCGGGCGATTATCGGTTTCTCTAACCGCGCAAAAGCCCAATTGCGCTATTGATGCCTTGGGCGTTGGTTTCAAGCGTGGTCAGCGCGGACGTGATGTTTGCGTGCAGGTCGGTTGCGCCGGTTTTCAATAGATGGAGCGCAAGCTCATCGATACATGCGCTCAACGCTTCCTGGTTCAAGCTGAGTAGCTCCAACACATCGGCGACAGTTTCCGCGTCCTGGTCTCGCATTCCAATCTCCTGGTCAACTGTTACAAGGGTGACTAGTAAGTGTAGGTGATGGAAGCCCTTACCGTCTGATTACCTGGACGGTAAGGGCGCGCTGTCACTGAGCTTGGATGCGGACAGGCTTCTTAAACACCCAGCACTTGGTCGTGGTTTTGCGGATCGTGCTGTCCACAGCCTTCATTCCCAAAAACTGCGGATCGGTGCAGCGCTTCAGGGAATTCGTGACATCGGTGCTGATCACGGTCTGGATGCCATTTGCGGCGAACAGTTCGACCAGGTGCGGCATGTTCAGACTGATCAGCTGCGGATCCTTGGAGTGGTTGTAGGCGATCGCTTTGGAATCCAGCTGCAGCAGCGCGGCCCAGAAGTCGGCGACGAGGTCGGCCTGGGGAGGCTCGACGCTGCCGAGGCCATCCAGATCCGGTACCGGCAACCCCATGGATCCTGACAAACGCATGATCTCCGCTCCCAGCGCTTCCCGCATGACCTTGTTGCGGCTGCGCATCAGCTCTTTCATCAGCCCCAGGCGGTGCTTCGACATGCTGATCTGTTGGCTGACGGTGAGCTTTTCGCCGAGGGAGTAGCTGCCGGTTGTCCGTAGCGACGGCAGGACGTCATGGGTGACCCAGCGCTTGAACCGTTTTGCTTGGGGCTTTCTGCTTGTGAGCACCAGGCTATATAAACCCGCCTCATTGATCATCACCACCTGCTGGGGACCACCAGGGGTACCCATAGTACGGGTACCCCTTTCGTCATCATCCAGCCGGATGTAGGCATTTTCTGGTTTCGCTATGTCCAGAACTCGGCATACGTCTGAAGCGACGAACCACGTTTCGCCGTCCTCGGCAGTATCGACGCGAACGGGGAGGGTTTCGAATTCAAAGATTGAGGGCATCGACATTGTTTTTCTCACTGTGCGGGGTTGTCGGCATCAAGCCGTCCAAGAGTGAATCAAAGGGTGTCGGTACTGCCGATACCCTTTGACGCTTCAGATACGGCGTGAATTGCTGTTCGCAGAGCGAATCACGCTTTCCAGATCGGTGCAGATCCTGTCCAGGAAGCCGGCCAGCATTTGAGGCGTGTACAGGCCGGGGTGGTCGGCCTGCTGGGCGAGCGCATGCACCAGGGCAAGCGAATCCCGAACCCGTTCCAAATCAAACAGATCGGCATCGGTGAGACTGTAAGGCCTTCTCATAGAGCACCGCCGTGCGTTTCCAGAACGCGCACCTGGTGCATGTGGTGGTTGTAGCGCTTGAGGCGGGTGGAGAGGGAGGAGTTAGCGTGCAGCGCGGCGAGAGCCATGCGGCGATGGGCAAGGGCGCGGATTTTGAACGGAATGAGAGCAGTCATCTGGAGCTCCTAACGTAAGCGGGAGCTGCCACAGATCGTCGCCAAACGATATAGGTGGCAGCTGTACGCAGGTTGGCGAACCGGGACGTTAGGAACCCGGCAGACCCGAGGGTCTCCCACGCACAGCCGCCATAACAAAGCAGCGGGCACAAAAAAAGCGCCTGCTTTGAAGTTGGTGGCGCTGTTGCGCCTAACGTGCTCGGGTCGCCAAACCCGGTCGCTGAATTGGCAGCGACGGTCACAGCCTACTGAGGAAGGTAAAACGGGTCAAGGATTCCTTTACCTGTTTTACCGCATTCGGGTCGGCACAACGATTGTGCTTCTGGCCAACGAGGCCGTCACGCGAAGGCAGGAGTCGGATAGGCC